TAGGATCACTCGATATAACAGACAAACGACTGTCATATTTTATGTCTATAGTTAAACCAGGATCATCTAAAGGTATACTTTCTATTCTCCATGGCTTTCTTTTAAGCATAGTTTGACCTTCTGTGCCATAGTTGTATGGATTAGATGGAGTTTCTCTGTTAAACGGAACTTTATCGACATCGTTTGTTCCAATCTGAGTAATAATAAAAACACCTTCTACTATGTTTTGTACTTGCAACTGTCCGTTATAAGTGGCTTCTAGCGGTTTATATTTACCTTTAAAGTTTGCGTTTTCAGGACTCGGATTTTCTCCGTCGAACAAATCTGGATTTAAATTTATATAAAGGTAGTTACTGACTGGTCCATCAATGGCGCTCCAATCAATCCAAGGATCATTTTCTACAGTAAACGACATAATTTTAAATTTTATCCAAGACCTGGGGCTGTTGGAGCTGGAGCAGAACCGGTACCGTCACCGATATGAAGATGTGTTAGCAGACCGGTCATTCCTGCACCAGCACGTACATCTAGAGCTGCTATTACTGCTCCTCCCAATACGTTTACAAGTGCAGTAGTCATATTTGTAACTGTTGAATACATCAATGTGGGTCCTAAAGAAGTTAATGTTAGTGTTGATACTCCATCGATTGCTGCAGTCAAACCACCGACTGTCGCTGGCCCAGCTGGAGAACTCATATTCACGCCAAGCAATGCAGTTGTTGTCGCAGATCCGGTATATATTCCAGTATATCCTCCAAGGACAGTTTCTTCGATGCTTCCAACGATCATTTTTTTCACCCCGCCCGCACGTATAGTACTGTTTACCCCGTTGCCAATCACACTGTCTTTTTTACCCACAATGTTTTCAGCTTTGTCTCCAAGAACTTCATTTTTATATGCAGCTCCAACCTTTAAACGATATTCACCCTTTATAGTCTGATTCATGCTGCCGTTGACTTCAAGATTATAGTTGCCGTTGACTGTTAGATTTGCAGAGCCGTTTATGGTAACGTTTGCATCACCCATAATCGTTACAAAATCTTCACCACAAACTGTAGTATATTTATTTGAAACTACCATTACTGAAAGGTTGCCAGTAGCATCTACTAGCCTAGACGTTCCGCTTTTATGCTTTTCATGTATGCGCTCGTTTCCAAGTGTGTCATCTACTTCAAAAACGTGACCCGAACGAGTTTCAGTTACATGGTTATATGGATATACAGATTGATCTGTAGGAAACGGATGATTAAATGAACCAGTTGGCATATAATGTATTTATTTAATTATGGAAGCGATTGGGTTACTAGATTGTGATTTGCTTTCCTCTGGATACAATCTGATAGTATATTTAATATTTGCTGCACTAAATGTACGTCTCTTTATATGAACTCCGCTGGCACCTCCAGACGAGTCTCTAACTACCGAAGTGCTTCCGCTCTTATCTGGTCCAGTATTTGCTTCTATAATAGTCATTTTTTCTTCACTTTTGCTTATATCAAAAACAAAATCATTTAGCATTATGCCGATATGGCTAATATCAAAAATGACTATATCACCTTTTTTAAATTCTCGAGGGTTTGCAATTTTAAGTGAATAGTTTTTGCCAGTAGTATTTGCCCAATTCGACCAATTAAAACAGTATGCGTCTTTTGGTCTAAATTCTTCAGGAATTATTCCTGATTGTTGTACACACCAGCATACATACGCAGCGCAATATGGAGGAGCAGCTTGTTTTCCCTTGCGTGTTGTGATGATAGTATAAGAATTAGAACCGGCTGATGTCGCTCCCCAATATTTTTCTATGCCTACTCCTTGATTGTTATATTTTCCGTTTTCAATTACTCCTAATTCTCCTTTAGCTACCGCTATAAGTTTACTAATCATCACGCTTCTAGAACTGTTTGGCAAGTCTTCAAGTTTAACATCTAAAGATGAAAGATTTGCTCTATTGGCAATAGGTGAATTTTCTATATAATTAGATCTTACCATTTCATTTTGCAACGGAACGTTAGAATAACCGCTGCTTGAAGCTAGAGGCACTCCATCCGAAAACAATCCTGGCATAGTAATTGGCATATATTATTAACTGTTATAAAAATAGAATGTTATTGAATAGTTTCCGTCAACTGCATTTTTATATGAACCGCTTGCAGTTTTAGCAATTTTTACACCGACTGCTTCTGCAGTTGCTACTGACATTTCTGCTCTGTTTTGATTTGGGCCTCTATCTCCGGCAATTGCCCAAGTTCCTACTTTTGCAGTATTGTTGTATACATATACTCTGCTTCCCAACTTAAAATTGTTATAGTCTTGTCTATTCACCACAACATATTTAGTTTTATCACCGTTTAAATAGCTTCCGTTGATTTTATATGCAGTTGCTGCTATATGAGTATCTCCTGTAGGATAATAGCCAGTGCCGTCAAAACATATTGCTGCTGGACCTGTTCTTTTTGCGATCCAACCCGTAGGAGCTCCACTTGTATTGTTATCTGGTAAAGTAGAATTTGCATTCGAATCTAAAGAAACTTCATTTCCTGCAAATGCGCCCTTCCAACGCAATACATAGTTGTATCCTCCCTTTTTATCTCGTACCATAACGCTTCGATCTTTTCCAGTATTTCCTTCAACAGAAGTATAACCTCCAGCAATCGATCCACCCTTGCTTACTAGTCCTATGTGGTCTTGAGCTTGGTCTCTAATCAATATATCACCCTTATATACTAATTTAGGATTTGCAATTTTCTCTACATATTTTGCTCCTTTTCCACCCGACCATTTTAACCATTCTGCAACAGCATTAGGATTGCTAGGCAAATCCTCTTTTGGTATTGCTCCAGTCTTTTTTATACACCAAGTTAAAAAGGCCGCACACCATTTATCGTTTACGCCATACTTTCTTCGAGCAACACTGTTGCTTGTGCCATTTTCAGCAACGGCTATACTGACGAGGTTATTGATGAATGCACTTGAACTTGTACTTGAACTCGTTTCAGCAGACGGAGCAGTTTCACCATCTAGTGCTGAAGTGTTCGCTTGCCCTCCAATTGTTGATCCTTCTGTGTATTGCGAAGTGTTTGCTGCGCTTGAGTATGCAATTCCTGTTGATGAACTGCTTGCATCTGCTGGAATACTCATTCCGTTTAATGATTCTACTCCAGGCACACTGCCTATTATCACGGGATCCTGTTGATCCACGTCTCTAAAAAAACCAAAAACCCAACTTCCAACTTGCAATCCAGTAGGACTTGTTCCAGAGCCAGCGTTTCCTGCACTAGTGACTGGCATCAAAGGAGTAGCCCATGGCAGCTTCTCGCTAGGAATACTATTTACATCGTCTAGTTCATGATACTCGTAGCACCGCACCTGAACACGACCAGCATTTAATGGATCAGCAATATTTTCTACTATAGCGGTAAACCAATGTTCAATTTTCATTCAATATATCAAGGTTCAAAATTAGGAGGAAGGGTAGTTTCATCATTTTGTATTCGCGAATACTCAACAGTTCCGGGCAATGGAGGTAATACTGTTCCAAATTCATCATCTCCTCCAACTGGACTACGATTTCCTATATCAGGACTCGGTGTCGCATTAATAAATTCATCATAATTAACAGCTACTCCATTTTTCGTAGGAGATGGATTTGTAGTTTTTGGTTTATTAGCTGCAGCTGCAGTTGCTGGTGATGCAGATCTTGAAGTTGTTGAATTAGAAGAGTTAGAAGAGTTTGCTACTATTCCTCCTATATTGTTGATTATCACAGGATCCTGTTGATCCACGTCTCTAAAAAAACCAAAAACCCAACTTCCAACTTGCAATCCAGTAGGACTTGAGCCAATTCCTCCGAGATTGGCGCTCGTAATAGGCATCAGTGGAGTAGCCCATGGCAACTTCTCGCTTGGCAGTATTATATTGTTTTGTTCATGATAATCGAAACAGCGTATCTGAACACGACCAGCATTTAATGGATCGGCAATATTTTCTACTATAGCGGTAAACCAATGTTCAATTTTCATAGCAATATTATAAGATTTACGTGTCGCTATTTAGTACTAGTACTATTATTATTCTTTTCTCCTAGAGAAATTAATTTTAATTTATTTTTATAAACTCCATTCGAAAAAACGTGGGCAGATACAGCAATTATAAACTCTCCAGAAACTCGCTTATCAATTTCGTATTTTTTTCCTTCTCTCATCGCTTTAGGTACTTCTAATCTTACTTTTACGCCCGCGTTTAATGCACTATCTCCATAAACTATAATTTCATGACTAACTTCGTTTAGCTGAGCAAGAAATGAATTTGTTCTTGATATGTTTGGATACAATCCCGCAGTCACAGAATTAAATTTATCATTAGAACTGGCAGTATTGATCTGTATAGTTTCTATATTAGCAGAAGGTATATTATGCATAGTTGCCTCTTCTTTAGTACCTTCTCTATTTTTCACATTGTATTTTTGGGCTTTCCAAGTTTTAGTGTCATTTCCTCTATAGTCAATAGTATAATATGATTTAGACGCATAATCAGTAACATTTAATCTGCTAGCATACGCTCCTAAATTCGCTGAACCCAATCTATCAAATTTTATATTAGAAGTCATTGATAATATTCGACTCATTTCTTCCTTGGTGTGATCAGTTTTTCCAGGATTATTAACAAAATGTTGTCTAAATTTATATGTACTCACGACTGCGCCGTTGATTAAATTTTTCCATGAATCTAGAATTATTGTACTTTCACGAGTTGCGTCAGAATATAAAAAACATGGATATCTATCAATGTCGAAACAGCGAGATCGTAGCCATTCTGCTGCCTTTAACGGTCGCTGTATATTGATAATTCCTTCAAATTGAGTAGTAACGTCTCCGTTGCAATTATTAACAAATTCTTTGATATCTAAATCGTTTCTAAAAATATTTTCTATATTTTTAGGGACCGTAAGTTCGCTGTCTACAGGTCTGCATATATTCATAAGACTGCTGCGATAAGCAAAGTCAGAAATTGCTATAAGAGAATATATTTGGGTATTTGGAAAATCTAGAGTTTTTGTATAGTTTACATATTCTTTCACAAAAAAGGTGTGCTTTATAGGACGACTTTTAAGTATCGCTTTTGGCTCGATTTCAATTTCAATTTTCTCTTGACCGCATATATCAAATTCTTCTGCAAATAATTCTTGATTGTCTCGTATAGTAAGAAACAGTGTTAAAACTGGAGAAAAAAGTTCAGAGGTTATAGTAAATGATTCTACTAAATTAAATTTTTGTAAATCTTTAGTTTTATTGTTTGAATTTGTCATCTTTAGCGTTTTTATTACAAACGCTCCAGGAGCAGCAGCAGTTGACCCAGTATACCCACTTTTTGGGGTATTGATTGCGGGAAGCTTTGAATATAATGGAGTGCTGCTCATATATTAAACATCATTTAAGGTACTAAAATATAAATCAGAAAAAGTATCAATAGCATCTGGGCGTATTATTTTT